CAATCAAGATAATGAGTATACAGAAGTTTGGTATTAATAATTTAGTAATGGCAACAATAAGGTTTGGCATTAGTGGTTTAATAGGGTGTAATGGCAAGGATGGAATATAAATGAGTATTAGATTAAATCAAACACAATTTGCTTCGCAAGTGGGATGTTCTCAACAAAATATCTCTAAATTAATCAAAAAAGGTGTAATAAAAAAAGAGAAAGATAAAAAAATTGATACAAATAAGGCCATACAATCTTTAAGGGATTATGGATTATTGGACAAAAACAATAAGTTTAAAAAAAGTCGTACAAAAAAAGAAAATAGAAGTTTTACAAAGATTAATAATACATTGCCTTTTGAGGGGGATGTACCTTATGATTCATATGCTTACTTGTCAGATGAAGAAATTGAAGAGCAAGAGAGAAGAAAAGAGGAAGCTAGAGAGGAGTTAAGGTCTAAAGAGGAGCTTGCAAAGCATAAAAATATTGAATTTGATTCAAAGTTAAATGATGAAATAAAATATTCAGATGCAAAGGCACACAGGGAATATTACATGGGGAAAATTGCAGAACTTGATTATCAAATAAAATTGGATGAATATATCACAAAAGAAGAAGTGAAAAAATCTTTTTTTGAAATAGCAAGAACAATAAGAGATGCATTAATGAATTATCCTTCTAAAATGTCCCTAAGGGTTGTTGGAAAAACTGATATAAAAAATATTGAGAATGTTTTAATGGAAGAAATTCAAGTTATTCTAGGGAATTTATCAAATGAATAACAAGCTTAATATAAACTCAGAGCTAATATCTTATTTTAAATTAGCTTTAAAACCTGATCCATTAATAAGCGTAAATGAATGGGCAGATAAGTATAGGATATTACCTAGTGAAAGCTCAAGTGAGCCTGGAAGATATAGAACCAATAGAATGCCATATCTTGAGGAAATAGCATTTGAATTGTCTCCTCAATCTAATACAAGCGAAGTTACGGTTATAAAAGGAACCCAGCTTGGCTTTACTGAACTTGGGAATAATATGCTTTTTTGTTATGCACATCTCTATCCTTGCCCTATGTTACAAATATTGTTTACTGAATCTTCTGTAAGAACTCATGTAAACTCTAAAATATGGCCATCAATCAATTCATCGCCAATTTTGAAAAAGATAATTAGACCTAGAAAAACAAAAGAGGGTTCAAGTGGCACTGAGATGATATTTAAGGGGGGTTCTGTAAGCTTTGCTTGGTCAAATTCCCCTGCTACATTTTCATCAAATAGTAGAAGAGTGGTCATAGAAGATGATGTTGATAGGTGGCCTTTGGAAGTAGAAGGCGGATGCCCTATTGATTTGGGAATAAATAGGGCGGAAGGATTCCCAAATAATAAAAAAATATATGTAAATTCTTCACCTGCGAAAAAGGAAACTTCAAAAATACAACCTAGATATGAAAATTCATCGCAAGGTCTTTATATGATGAAATGTCCACATTGCAAAGAAGATATAGTTTTTGAAAAAGATGGTTTTAAATTTGAACACGATGAGCATTACCATTTAACTAGTGATGTGGTTTTTGTTTGTCCTAAGAATGGATGTATTATAGAAGAGCATATGAAGCATGATATGATGAAAAAAAGTAATGGGGCTAGGTTTGTTCACAAATACCCCAAAAGAAAGCATAGAGGCTTTAGAGTACCCTCTTATTACTCACCCTTTGCAAGATGGAATGAAATATTTCAAAAATATCTTGATGCATACAAAGATATGAAAACAAAAAAAGATACTATAAAAATGGCTGGATGGACAAATACAAAAGATGCCAAAGTATGGGAAGAGAAAATTAAAAAAGTTGATGTGAGTATTTTTAAAAATAGGCATGAACAATATAATGAAGAAGTACCCTATGGTGCTTATATATTAACAGCAGGTGTAGACACGCAACCTGATAGATTAGAAATTGAGATTGTGGGTTGGGGTAAATATGCCCAAAGTTGGTCCATTGACTACAAAGTATTAAATGGTGATCCAAATAAAAAAAAGGTATGGGACAAGCTAGATAGGATTTTAGAAAAATCTTATAAACATGAAAGTGGTATTGAACTAAAGATTATGGGAGTTTGTATAGATAGTGGTGGCCATAATGTTGATGCCGTATATGATTATTGCCGCCCTAGATATGATATGAATATATTTTGTATTAAGGGAGCAAGGGAGATTGAAGCACCAATTTTAAAAGCAAGCCCTTCAAGGGTTAGCAATGGAACAGTTAGGTTGTACAACATTGGTGTAAATGCTGCTAAAGATAAAATAATAAACACCTATATGAATGAAAAAGAAATAGGACCTGGGTATATGCACTATCCAGATAAAAAAGATATTTATAATGAAAAATATTTCAAACAATTAACAGCAGAGGCTAGAGATAAAAAAACAGGTAGATGGTCTAAATTTAGAACAAGAAATGAAGCTTTAGATTGTAGAGTTTATTCCTTTGCAGCTCTTAAAATTATTGAAAATGAATTTTATCCTGATGGGATTGACTGGGATGATGTTGAACATGATTTTAATTTAAAAGTTGAGTATTCAATAAATAATCAAGAGAATAATAAAAGAGATATACAAGTACCTAAATCAAATGGATTTGATAATTGGAGAGATGAATACTAATGGGCAAAGCAAAAGTACTATGGTGGGATAAAAGAGCTAATTTAACCAATAAGCCTAGTGTGTCATTTAGAACACAAGAGGTAATATTATATTTAATGGATGAATTTGACTTACCAAGTGGCAAAGCCATAGAAAAATTAATGAAAGAAGAGAGACTTTATTATCAAATAATAGAAAAATTAAAGGAAAAATACCCTGAAATTGATAAAAATTTATGAAAATATTAAATTTTTTAAAAAAAATTAGCAAGGTTTCCAAGACTAAATAGTTTTAAGTTTTTCAAAAAATCTAAAAAATAAGGGTAAATTTAAAATTTTAATATTATAAAATCCCTAAAATAGGTATTTTATATGGAAAAATAGCTTTTAAAAATTAAAATCTCTTATTATACCATAAATTTTGAAAAAATGATAGGGTCGAAAAACCTACCCTATTTTTTATTTTTCAAGCTTGCTAAAATTTTATTAATAATTTTTAAAACTTTTTAAAAGGGGTATATTATGAAGACTTTAGGGGAACAATATGAGCAAATCTTAGAAGATATAAGAATGGCACAAGGTTCACAATCTTTGCAATATGCTGATGGTAAACAAATCAATAGGGGGGCACTATTTAGGCTTTATCATGAAAGGGATAATCTTTTGGAAAAAATTAATACTTATGGTAGAAATTATATTGAAGGATTAAATAGTGAGCCATCTAGCGATACTTCGCTAGTGGAGTTTAAGTAATGAATTTTATATCAAAATCAATGGCACATGCTTTGAATTTGATAACCTTTGGAGCATTAAGTAAAGAGTTTAAAAGGGCATATTATGAGGGTGCGAAATCCACTAGATTGAATAGGGATTTTAATGTAACAAATAATCATTTTGAAACGCTAGCTGGGCCTGATAGAAATATGTTAAAAGCTAGAGCTAGATGGCTTAGTGAAAATAATCCCATTTGTAAATCCATAGATAAGTCAATTGTAAAAAATGTTGTTGGAATAGGCATAAAACTTCAATCAAGGGTTAGAAAAGAAGATTATGCAAAGGCAGATGAGCTAAATAGAAATATTGAAATGTTATGGAATGAGTTTAGCAAAAAAGAGAATTTTGATGTCACTTCAAGGATAGGCTTACATAAATTTCAAAAATTAACTCAAAAAACAAAAATGGTGGATGGGGAGATATTAATCAATAAAATTTGGACCAATGATTTAAAATTTCCTTTAAAATTTCAACTTGTGGAAAATGACCAATTTGACATGTCAATGATGAAGTATAAGAAAAATGATGTTTTTTCTGGTGTAGAAGTGGATAAAATTGGTAAGCCTGTTGCTTATCATCTAAAAACTTCAATAAATGCTTTTGATTCGAAAAGATTTGATATTTCACAAATACTACACTACTACAATATTGAGAGAGCAACTCAATATAGGGGCATAACAGATTATGCTCAAACTATTAATAACCTTAAAGATTTCCAAGCATTTAATGACAATGTGATTGTAAAAAATAGGATTCAAAGCTCTTTTGGAATGATTATTAAAACAAATGATAGTAGTAGAAGTTTATTTTTAGACAAAAAAGAGGCACAAAAACAAGGAAGTTCTGACCCAATTCGTCAAATTACTGCTGGTATGATCAAATACTTAAGACCAAATGAAGAGATGCAAACTCTTCAATCTACCCAGCAAGGAAGTGATTATCCTAATTTTGTGGAAACCACAGTGAGGCTTATTGCAGCAGGGAGGGATATATCCTATGAACTTGCCTTTAGGGATTATAGTAAAGTGAATTTTGCTAGCAGTAGAGCAGGATTAATTCAAGATAATAAAAGATTTGATGATGAGCAAACATCGATGGTAAGTGATGTTTTAAATCCTATGTTTGAGAGCTTTTTAGACTCACAGGTTTTAATTAAACAAATAACTGTGCCAAGTGATTATTGGACAAATAAGGAAAAATATATAAAACCTGTTTGGATTATGCCAAGAAGGGAATGGGTAGATCCTTTTAAAGATGTAAGAACGGTTGAAAAAGAGGTGCAAATGGGAATTAATTGTAAAACAGATGCAGCAGCAGCAAGAGGTGGTAATTATGAAGATATTTTAAGAAAAAAACTAGAAGAGGAAAGGCTTGAAAAACAATTAAGAAAAGAGATGAATTTACAAAAAGAGGAGGAAGAATAAATGGATGAAAAATTAAAAAGATTACTAGAGTATCTAAAAGGTACAGCACACAGGAAAACATCTTTAGCAAAAACTTCAAGTATTGACCAAGAACAAAGAAAAATATCTTTTATTGCAATATCAAATGATAATGCAGGAAAAAGATTTAGCTGGGAGAGAGGTGTTTATATTGAAGTCTTAGATGCAAATGGAGCAAACTACAATCGCTTGAGAGTATTTCTTAAGGATCATGAAAATCACACCGATTCTGCCATAGGCAGAATTGAGAATAAAAGGGTTGAAAAAAATCAACTTAAGCTAGATGTGGTTTTTGGAACAGATGAGCAGTCTAATAGAATTTTTAGAAAATATTGTGAGGGAATTTTAACTGATTGCTCTATTTCTTATATGATTAATAAAGCTGAAATTGAAGAGAGGAGTGGTGAACCTGATATTGTAACTGTCACTGATTTTGATATTTTAGAATGTAGTGCAGTGGGCATTGGTTTTGATAAAGGAGCAATGGTAGGTCGTAATTTAACTATACAAGGAGATGAACCTATGAATGAAAAATTAAAAAAAGAGCTAGAAAGTCTTAGGGCTATGGTTGATGGTTTAACATCACAACAAGAAAAAAGAAAAGCAGAGCTTGAAAAAAAAGAGCAAGAGGAGAAAAGGAAAGCTAATAACAATAATGGCGATTATGAAAAAGATAGAGCAGCACAAATCATGGCTTTGGTTGCTAGTGGTCAAATTACAGCACAAAGGGCTTTACAACACATTAATGAAGGAGATAGCATCAATTCAGTTTATAGGGCAATTATTGAAAAGAAAACAAGGGAATCCCAAGCCGTTGTTACCGTAAGAGGAAGACCCGATGAACAAACCTTGCGAAGTAGTATCGAAAATGCAATGATGGCAAGGGTAGGATTGAGTGTTGAACCTTCGAATATGAATGATATTGTTAAAAGGTTTAAGAATGCTTCTTTGCATGAAATGGCAAGGGAATATTTAGGGATTAACACTTATGACAAAATGGAGATTGCACAAAGGGCAATGTCTTCAAGTGATTTTCCATTATTACTTGGGAATATAGGGAATAAAGTTTTAGCAGATACATTTGAAGAAACCCAATCCACATACCAATTGTGGACAAAAGCTGAGGATTTGCCAGACTTTAAAGAAAGAACAGAAATCACTTTAAACGCAGGTAATGGAAGACTTAAAAAGCTTGGTGAAAAAAGTGAAATTAAAAACTCTGAATTTAGTGAAGGTGCTGAAACTTGGAAGATTGAATCCTTTGGCGATTCTTTTATGTTTACAAGGGAGATGATTATCAATGATGATTTGAATGCTTTTTCAAATATGCTTATGATTTTCTCTGAAATGGCTAAAAGAACATCTAATGGAAGGGTTTATGATATGCTCCAAAGCAAAGGGGATTATAAAACATTTAAAATGTCAGATAAGAAAGCTATTTTTGCCAAAGAACATCTAAACTTGGCATCTCCTGCTTCTGGTTTAACAAGTAAAACATTAACTTCTGCTAGAACAGCCATGAGAAGACAAGAGATTGATGGTAAAGCTTTAAATATTCATCCTAAATTTTTGCTTGTTTCCCCTGAGGACGAAAGTCTTGCTAAAAAAATTCTTGGTTCAGAAGCTGATGTGGGTTCAACAAACTCAAATGAGATGAATCCCCATAAAAATGCATATGATCTAATTATTGAGGCTGAACTAGATAGCAATGCTTGGTATTTAATGGCAAAGAATCAAATTAAGGTGGGGTATTTACAAGGAACAAATAGAAATCCTATTGTAAAAGCAACACAAATGGGGTTAACAGGGACCAAGTTTGAGTGTGTTTATGATTTTGGTGTAGGGGTAATGAACTACAGAGGCTTATATAAAAATGCGGGTAAATAGGAGATAAATTATGGCAAAAGAAGCAATTGAAAAACAAAGAGGCTTAACAATTGATTACACATTAACTAAAGATGTTAAAAGTGGAGATGTGATTGTATTAGAAGAGATGATAGGTATTGCCGCTGTGTCAGGATTAGTTGGTGAAAAAATTGCAGTAGAAATTGAAAAAGTGTGGATTATCAAAGCAAATAGTTCAGATAGTATCAAAGTTGGTCAAAAAGTTTATTTTGATGATAAAAATAAACAGCTTACATCTGTAAGTACAAATAACACCTATGCAGGAAGGGCAATGAGTGCAAAAACGGCTACAGCAGGGACTATTGATGTAAAAATCAATATTCCATAAAAGGTTTTGAATGAATTGTAAAGAGGATATGGAAAAAGACTTAGATGTTTTTTACGAAGATGGTATTTTTTCCATGCCTGCTTACTACAATAATAAAAAGATTTTAATAATCTTTGAAGAAGGATATAGCATTATTGATAAATTCAAAGAAAAGGTAATTAAAATTAGAAGAAAAGAAGTTTCTAATTTAAAAGAAGGCCAAACAATAACAATCAAGCACATAAATTATAAAGTGATGAGTTATGAAGAAAATGAATATGATTTAGAATTAAGTGTATTGGTAAAAAGATGACAGAGATTGAGCTAAAAGAAAAAATATTATCTTTAATTTCAGATATATCGCAATTTGATGTGGAAGTAATTGATGTGGATTTTAATAATTTCTCTATATATTTTGCTAAGCTTGGATTTTTAACAAATAAGCTTGATATTAAAAAAAGACAAATTGTATTTAAAAGAATTCATAAATACCTCTGTTCAATAGATGATAAAGTGCGTTTAGTTGGTAGCACTAGACACCCCCATGATTTTGATATGGAAATTATTGTTGTTGAAATTAAAGTCAATGTTTGCGAATTGAAAGAATAAGGAAATTTACATGGCAAAACAAATTACAGATAAATGTGTGGCATTGTTCAAATACAATGCAAGTGTGAGTGCCTCTAATGCAATAACACTAATAAGCACTCCTTTTTTAACCCCTGATGTTAAATCTCAAGAATACAAAGAGATTGGAAGTGGCAAACTAGGGCAAAGTAAAACCTATGTTGATGAACAAAATACAACAGTTGAGTTTGACTTAGAGCTTATGTTAAGAGGAAATGACAAAACAGGTAAGACCCCTACTACAATTCCTGCTGTTGCTGAATTACTAAAATCTTGTGGCTTATCACAGACTATTGGAACAAATGATGTTGTATATTCCCCTAATCATGATTATATAAGTCCTAGCGAAGCTAAGGTTTATATTGATGATTATGCAAGAAAAGTAAGTGGTGCAATTTCTAATATGAAGATAAGCGGGGCTGTTGGAGAGTGTGCAAAAATAGTTTTTAATGTTTCAGGTTTTACTACACCCCAAGCAACAGCACAAAAAAATCCAACAGTTACACTAGATACACAAGCTTTAATGATTGTTTCAAAAATTAGTGCAATAACACTTGATGGCACAACTTTAAATGTTGAAAATTTTGAATTTGACTTAGGAAATGAAAACGTGAATGTTTATGCTGTTGGTGTTTCAGAGTTTATAAGGAAAGATTTTGCACCAAAAATTACCCTTAGCGGGATTAAAACTAAAGGGGATGAAACAGGATGGACTGATTTAGTTGCTTCTTCAGTAAAAAAGATTGTTATTACCCTAGGCAATGCAGTAGGCAAACAAGTGACTATCAATGCTTCACAGGCAAATACAAGTCAAATGAGTGAGCAAGATAATGATGGTATGGTCAATTTTTCAAGAACATTTATACTAGAAGGTGATGCAAAAGGGGATAATCACTTCTCTATTAAATGGCATTAAAGGGATAAAAAAATGAAAAAATTAAAATTAAATCAAAATAGAAGATTTATAGAATTCGATTATGAATTTAAAGATACAAGTGTTGTACCCTTTAAGTATTTTCAACCAAATACCATACAAATAAAAAAAGCACTTGAAATAAAAGATGATGATATAAAAACTCAACTTAGTTACACAATAGAAGTATTAAAACAATGTTTAGAAGGTCAAAGAAAAGATGAGCTTATAAAAGAGCAAGAAGATTCAAATATTTTTGAATTTAAAGATATTTTAGATGAACAGCTGGGCAAGTCCAGCAGGAGAAAATAAACTCCTTATACAAATGGTGTGAACAAAATGCTAAAGAAATTGGTGAGCTTTATTTAAGTAAAGATGAAATTGAGCAATTAAAAGAAGATTCCCTTTGTAAGATTGTTATTTTACAAGATAAGGAGTTAAAAATCATTTCTAATTTATTTCTTCAAATACCCTTTGAATATGGCTCTATGGGTGCAGTTGGTAAAAAATATGAAGCAATTAAAGATTTTTTAAAATGGAATTATTTGGATGTGAAGTATTGGACTCCCATTTTAGTTAAGATGGGTGAAATTTGGGTTATGAACCAAGTAGATAAATAAGAATAAAAGGTAAAGCATATCCTATAATTAATGTTATGGGTAATGTTAAAAATGTTTCAAAATATTTCATTTTTTTCCTTTTTATTATTATAGCAAAATGGTGTGATTATGGCAAATGATTTAAGAATTAAAATTAAATTTGATAAAGATACAGGGGAACTTGTAGTAGTACAAAAAGAGTTTAAAAAACTAGCAAAAAATATAAATAATTCTTCAAAAAATGCTGTGAAGTTTCATAAAAGAATTGCACAAATGGCACATCTAGGAATTGTTGTATATGGTATCAAAAAGGGATTTGATGCCATATTTAATAGTGTAAAAGATTTTACACAAACAGCAATGATGTTTGAGAAATTTGAAACTGTATTAACTACCATTGAGGGCAGTTCTTTAAAAGCTAAAGAATCTATGTCTTGGATAAGAGATTTTACTACAAATACTCCTTACCAATTAGAGCAAGTAACAGATAGTTTTGTTAGATTAAAAGCTTATGGTATTGACCCTACAAAAGGAACTTTGAGAATATTAGGGGATACGGCCTCTGCTATGGGAAAAGATTTAAATCAAGCTGTTGAGGCAATGGCAGATGCTGTTGTGGGGGAAAATGAAAGGTTAAAAGAATTTGGTATTAAAGCTTCAATTCAAGGAGATAAAATAGCTTATAATTGGACAAATGCTAGTGGAAAAGCTAGGCATAAAATTATTCAAAACAATTCAAAAATTATACAATCTACTTTAGAAGCAATATTTAATAGTAAATATCAAGGTGCTATGAAAGCACAATCTCAAACATTTGCGGGATTATTATCTAATATCAAAGATAAATGGACTGAACTAAAAAATGCAATTATGGAAAACGGTTTATTTGCTTATTTAAAAGCTATGGCAAAAGTAGTAAAAGAAGAGTTTACTAAATCTTTTAAAACAATGGAAAATGCAGGGGGAACAGTGGCAATTTCTTTAATAAAGAGCTTTGAAAGTATTGCAAAAGCAATAGGTCATATAGTTGATGTTATTGATATAGTAAAAATTGCTTTTTCTCCTTTGCTTGATATTTTCGATTTAGTAAAAGCTTTCTTACTTGATATGTTTCAGGGGCTTAAAGCAGCTATTAATCTTGGTATTAAATTTTCTAATTATATTGCCAATACTTTTTGGGGCAAAAGCAGAGATATGATTAAATTTAAATTTGATATACAAGACAATTTTTATGGTGAGGCTCTTGATGAAATAGAAAATCGAACCAAGGAAACAATAAAACTTTTTAATAGAGATGTTTCATCTAATACAGAGCTTTTAATTAATAACATAAATAAAGAATTCTCAAAAGTAAAAAAACTTCCAAAAGTAAAAACTGTTAAAAATGATTATGGGGAAAAAGGATCTTCTAAAGGCAAGGTAGAAGATAAAAAAAAGCTACAAGATAAATTCACAGATGATTTTATTAAAGCTACTAGTACAAGAACCAATTACGCAATATACTCTTTAAATAAAAGATATGCAGAACACTTAAAAAACATAGGACAAACAAAACAACTTGAAGAATGGTATAGCAAAGAATACCAAAAAATATTAGATAATAGAGAAAGTACAGAAAAAACTTGGCAAGAGGGTGCAAAAGATGCCCTAAAAGAGTATGCGAAAAATTCAAATGATTATTATACTCAAGCTAAAGATACCTTTGCTCATGCAATGACACAAATGGAGGATTCTTTACTTCAATTTGTAAAAACAGGCAAACTTAACTTTTCAAGCTTGGTTGATTCTATTTTACAAGACATACTAAGAATGCAAATAAGGAAGAATATTACAGGACCTATAGCAACTGCTTTAGGTAGTCTTTTTGGGGGTGCAATAATACCCTCAGCCCATGGCAATGCATTTGTAAATGGACAAATACAAGCCTTTGCAAGCGGTGGTGTTGTAAATAGCCCTACAATTTTTAATCATTCTAGTGGCTTAGGGTTGATGGGGGAGGCTGGAAGTGAAGCTATTATGCCATTAAAGAGAATTAATGGGGACTTAGGGGTTAAATCAAGTCCTTCTAAAGTAACACTAAATATTACTAATAACACAGGGAACGAAATAAAAGCAGAACAAATATCTTCCATGATGAGAACAAATGACAAAGGGGAGCAAGAAAAAGTTATAAATATTGTAATAGACGGCTTTCATAGAAATATAAACGGCATGAGAGATATGTTTAAAGGGGGTATGTGATGAATGTTTTTCCTAAAATTGATATGAATAGCATAAAAGAAACAAGCACCAAAAAAGTTTTATGCGTATCATATGAGGGGGGATATAAACAAAAAAGACCCCAATACACAAGAAAAACAAAAACATTTACCTTGGATTACCAAGCTTTAAGTATAGATGAAGCTAATACCCTAGAAGAGTTTATCATGAATAATCAAGGGCTAAGCTTTATCTTTCTTCACCCCCTTAGCAAAAAGACCTATGAAGTGACATACCAAGGCGATAGTTGTGATATTAATTATGTATCACCACTATATAGAAGTATGCAAGTTGTCCTAGAAGAGGTATGATGTGCTAGATTTATCAAATATTGTAAAAGTAGAAAAAAACAAACTAACTAGCAATAGTGTGTTTCTGTGCCTTTTAGAAATTAATATTCCATCAATTAGTGAACTTATTAGAATAGTAAATAATAATGAAGATATTACATATAATTCATATACATGGCAAAGATTTCCTTTTGATATAGAAGAGATAAGCCAGAGCTCAAATGCACAGCTTAGTCAATTTACAATAAAAGTATCAAATATAAATAATATCATAGGGGAATATGTAAGGCAATATGAGGCTTATATAAAAGAACATGGTTTTAAAGAGATTACTTGCACTTTATATATAGTAAATTCTAAAGACTTAAATAATACAACTGCTATTTATTCTACAAATTTAATTTTAAGTAGCTCAAGAATGAATTTTAAAGAAGTTAGCTTTACTGTTAGTGCTAGGGATATGTACAGAGCCTTAACTCCAATTAATAAAATGTATCCTAATAATTGTAGATTTAAATTTAAAGGGGGTAAATGTGGGTATAGGGGAAGTGCACAGAAATGCGATAAAACCTTAAGCCATTGTAGAAAATATCATAATTCAAATAGATTTGGGGGTTTCCCATCAATTGGCAATACAGGAGTTTTAATATGATTAATAAATATATTGGAATTCCCTATAAAGATAAAGGAAGAGATTTTAAAGGCTGTGATTGTTATGGACTAGTAAAGCTTTATTATGAAAATGAATTAAATATAAATATTCCTGATACAAATATACAAGCAAACCAGCCTAGAAGAATAATGATTAACTTCTTAAATGAAATATCTTCAAATTGGATTAAAGTAGAAAAACCCATAAAACATTGTGTAGTAGCCCTAGCAAGTAATGAATATCATCCAAAACTTATAACTCACTTTGGCTTAATGCTTGATGATAATATGATTTTGCACTGCATAAATAAAATAAACTCTCATATTACTTCTATTAAAGATATTAAAATAAAAGCATTTATTAAAGGATATTATAAATGGCAACATTAACCCAATTACATAATATCTTTGATAGAAGTGATAAAACAATAAGTAATATTAAGGGGGGACTTGCTGTATTTCATTATCTAAAAGATACGCCGCAAGATTATGAATTAGTAGTATCTTTAAACGCAATTATAATAGAAGAATATACAATTATTGTAAAAGAAGATGACCATTTAGCCTTTGTTATTATCCCCCAAGGTGGACATGGTGGGGGCAAAAATGTATTAAGAGTGGTTGCTATGATAGCTTTGAGTGTTGCTGTTCCTTCCCTTGCAGGTTATGCAGCACAGGGTCTTATGGCCGCTGGTGTTCAAGGAGTAACCTATGGAATGTATTTAGGACTTCAAGCAGGAATAATGGTTGCAGGAGGTATGTTAATTAATACCCTTTTGCCCCCACCTGTGCCTAAATTAAACACCAATAGAGATTTAGAAAAGACAAGCCCCACATACAGCTTTAGTGGAAGTAGTAATGCAAGGCAAGCAGGAAGTACCTTGCCTATTATGCTAGGGGTTGCTAGGGTAGCTCCTCCTATTATTGGAAGCTATTTATCACTAGATGGGGATAAACAATATTTAAATTTACTAATGGCTCTTAATGATGGGCTAGTTGATGATATACATAGTATAGAAATTAATAAACAAGCAATTAAAAACTATGAAAATTGCACTTATGAAATAAGAAAAGGAGAAAATAATCAAAGTCTTATTCCTGGATTTAGAGACACACAGACCACATTTAATAAAGGAGTGCTTTTAAATGATATAAAAACTACAACATATACAACAAGTGGCAATAGTATTGATGAGCTTGAAATAGTAATAAACCTTCCAAAGGGATTATTTTATGTTAAAGAGAATGGAGACTATGAGGGAAGAACAATAAGATTTGATATTGAGTATAAAAAAACTAGCAATACATCTTATATAAAACAAACAAAAACCATAAGCTCAACATATAAAACCACAAAAAGATTTTCTTATGTATTAAGAAATTTAGGTCGTGCAAAATATGATATTAAAATAACAAGAATATCATCATACGATACAAATACAAGAGTAGCAAATGATTTACAATTTGAATATGTAAATGAGATAGTCTATGATGATTTTATTTATCCAAATGTAGCCCTTCTAAGTGTTAAAGCTTTAGCAACAGACCAGCTAAATGGAAGTTTCCCACAAATTACTTGCATGCTTAATAATACAAAGACAAGAGATAATACTAAACCTTTGAATAACCCTGCTTGGGCTTGTTATGAGCTACTTAAAAGGGAAAATATCCCTAATAGTGATATAAATTTAAGAGAATTTGAAAAATGGTCTAAATATTGCCATGATGAAGGCTTTACTTGTAATTTATATTTAGATAGTCAACAAGAATTACAAAGTGCTTTAAATATGGTCTCAATATTAGGAAGAGCTACTGTTGTGCAAATGGGGTCTACATTTACCCCTATAGTTTCAAATGTTGTTGATATTCCCACACAAGGGTTTTTGTTTACAAGTGGGAATATCAATAGCGGAACATTTGAATTATCAACCATACCCTATGATAATAGAGCAAATGTAGTTGAAGTAACATATTATGATGAGAAAGATAATTATAATCCAAAAACTATACAAGCTACATCAAAAGACTTTGACTCAACAACAAAAGAGATAAAATCTTCAATTAATTTATACGGATGCACTAAAAAAGAAATTGCCCAAAGATATGCCCAATTTTTAATTAATCAAAATAGATATATAAGCCAAACAATAAGTTTCGCAGCTGATGTGGATAGTATAGCTTGTATGGTTGGAGATGTTATTAAAGTAGGTGTTAAATATATGACTAATTCTTTGGGAAGTGGAAGACTAAAAGAAGTAAAAGACAAAAAAATAATATTTGATCAAGAATTTACTTTAAAAAAAGATATGGACTATGAACTTCAAATAAGATTAGAAGATGATAGCATTAAATGCCTATCTTATACAAGCACAGAAGATGAAACTACAGATGCTTTAAGTTTTAATAATATACCAATTATTGCAAATCCTTTAAATGTAGTATTCTCTTTTGGGGAACAAAAAATAGGAGCTACTAATTTATATAGAGTTACAAATATAAGCCGTGCTAATGATATGCAAAGGAAAATAACAGCAATAGAATACAATGCTAATGTTTATGATGACAAAACTCCAATTACTTTAGACCCTGTTTTATTCACACAAGATACAAAAAATGTAAAAGCAAATGAACTTCTTATACAAAGAAGTGATGGTGGAGTAGATGAGATACTTTTTATTTCTTGGCAAGGGGGGAAATTACAAAACAAAATATATCTTGATGATAAATATTTAGGTTCTACTAGCACTAATAGCTATGAGATAAGAAATATTTTAGTAAGAAATCAAAGCTATAAAATAAAAGTTAATGACAAAGAAATATCTTATACCTTCAAAGGAAGATTTGCACCCGTTGAGGCTGTAAAAGTATTTAATGCTAATTTAAATGATACTGCTACTATTTTAACTTGGCAAAAAGTAGACTTTGCAAATGGTTATAGATTGTATCACAATGAACAATTAATTGAAGATAAAATTGTAGCAACAACATACAACTATAAATTACTAAAAGCAGGAATACATGAGTTTAAAATAGAAGCTTTAAACTTAGCAGGTGAAGCATCTTTAGCAAAAGAAATTGAAGTAAGTGTTAAAATACCCCTGGACCCTATTGTTAATATTACTTATGATGGGGAAAATATAGTTTTAAAATGGAATGAAAGCAATTCTACATATTCTATAAAGCATTATATTATTAAATATGATGATATAAAAATTTTATCAAAGACCACATCATACCAAACAAAAGTATCATGGAAGCAAAAAGATATAAGTATCCAAGCTGTTGATATAAATGACAATGTTTCAAATGAAATAATAGCAAAAAGTATTATTGATGTTCCAATTATTACCAATTTAAGAAGCGAAACAATAGATAATAATATTTTATTCTTTTGGGAATATATAAAAAAAACCTTACTTGTTAAAGAGGTGGAAATTAGAGTAGGAAATGACTTTGGAACCTCAAAGTTAGCAGGATTTAATTCAAACACTTTTGTAACATTTTTTGAAAATGAAAAAGGCACTTATAAATATTGGTTTACTCCCATTGATAGTGCAGGGAATAAAGGAGAGAGCAAAAGCATAGTATCTTTTGTAAATGAGCCCCCTGATTATATATTAAATTTAAAATGGTATTCAAAATTTAATGCCCTTAAAAATAATGCAATAGTAGAAGACAATTCTTTACTAATGGGTATTAATACTAATGAAACATGGCAAGAGCATTTTGTAAATAATAATTTTAATAGTATTGCTGAACAAATTAATCAAGGCTATGAACATTTTTTACAACCAAATCTTACAAATTCATATTATGAAGAGATTTTTGATTATGGAAGTGTTTTGCCTTTTACAGGGATTACTATAATTTTAGATTATAAGAATTATGATAATAACCATTATAGCATTTATATTTCTACTAGTAAAGATAAAAAATCTTGGGAAAAATACCCAAATACATTTAAAATATTCGCAAACAATTTTCAATTTGTAAAGGTTCGACTATCTAGCACTTCAGGCAAAAAAGGCTTTTTGCAAATAAATGAGTTACAAGTAAAGCTAGATAGTAAATTAAAAAGTGAAGCAGGAAAAGGTGTTGCTTATTCAAGTGATGAAAATGGAACTCTTGTAAATATAAAAGAAGATTTCATTGACATTACATCTTTAACAGTTACAGCAAAAGGAAATAGTCCTAAAACTGCAATTTATGACTTTAAAGATATTCCCCATGCGAAAACATTTAAAGTTTTCATATTTGATTTAAAGGGCGGCAGAACAACAAGTGAGTTTAGTTACTCAATAAAAGGATACTAAAAATGGATTGGAATTTACCAAAATTAACATCTAAATTTACAGATGTATTAAATTTATTAAAACAAAGAACCGTTGACCTTGCTACAATGTTTAGTGAGTCAAACTCCACAAATTTACCAAACGGCACTATTAGGTGGAATAAAATCAATAAAAGATTTGAAATCTTAAATGGTAGCACATGGAAGCAATTAACAGATACTTATAATATAGATGTTGCTGCTTCATCAAACTCATTAAAGCTAGACAATCAAAGTGCAAGTTATTATGTAAGTAAAAGCGATATTATAAACACACTAGATAGCCAAGATACACAAAAACCTCTTAGTGCTAAGCAAGGCAAGGCTTTAAAAACAA